AAAATCCCGCAATCGTAAGGATTGCGGGATTTTTCTGTTTTGGTGACCCAGCGGGGATTCGAACCCCGTTTATGAGGCTGAAAACCATTGGAATATAAGGGTTTCTAAGAAACGTCTGAAATTTCATCTGTAAAATTGTAGAACCTTCGCATTTTGTCAGCTGCATTTTGAATGTCTGTATTATCAAGTTTTATATATACTTTGTGCATAGTCTGCCAATCAGACCAGCCGCCAATTTGCATCGCTTGGCGCTCAGACCAGCCGAGATGATAGGCGAGCGAAGCGAAGGAGCGGCGCAGGCCGTGAAAGCCAACGAGGGGAAGACCGGCTTGCTTACAGACCTTGTCTATCTGTTCTCGAATGGAATTGAAATGGGAGGAGATAAGCGGCTGATCCGGCTCAGCCGCGCTGGAGTCAATGAGAGCTTGCAGACGAGGTATCATAATAGGGACGGTGCGTTTGGAGGCGAGCGTTTTATTGGAGCCCTTCTTCACAAGCTTGCCCTCAGCATAGACGAGGGAGCCGTTAACATGTATGCCGTCTGCGTCTATATTCTGCGGAGTGACCGCGAGCAGCTCTGACCGACGCAGGCTATGCAGAGCAAGCAGCGCCGCGAGCTCACAGGGCTTGCCGTATATTGCGGGAAGGAATATTTCAATCTGCTGATAGTTGAGCCATGGCAGCTCTTTGGATTCTTTGGGCGGCATATTGATATCGGGCGGCGTTACGTCGTTATAACGCATCACCGCAGAGACAAGCCCCCATGCATTATGGACGGTCTTTGCCGAGCATATTTTTGCCTCCGCATTTATCGCTTTTTGCCAGTTGATAGTAAAAAAGTCCGCATCATGATAGGGCTTGAAACGATTACGACGCATACGCTGATACCCGTCCAGCGTGGACGGGGAGAGTACGCCGTCATTTGCATCGATATAGGCGGCGAGGGCATCATCGTATGTCAGCTTTGGGCGCTGATTTTTTGCCTCGAGGAAGCCGGCGCGGATGGCGCGGGCTTTGGCCTCGCACTTCTCCGGCGTATCCTCCGTGATGCTCTGACCCTCTGAACGGAGATAGATGTTCCACTTGCCGGAGGGGAGCTGCCGAGGAGTGGGTATCTTTATCTCCGCCTTGCCCTTGCGGGCTTTGACCTGCCGCTCGCCGCAGTACATGCAGAAGATAGAGCCTTCCGGTATTTCGTTTTTACAGGACTTGCATAGCATATATGAATCTCCTTTACCGCCCTTGATGCGAATGCGTCAGGGGCGGCTTTTTTAAGTTGTTTTCTCTACTTCCCGCCTTAGCTTTTTTAGTTTTTTTACCTCTTTTTGGTTTTGAGCATATTCTTTAGCCAAACGAGTTAGACTGGCCTTTATATCATCTGTGGGAATTGACAGATAGAGACCTAATTCAAGTGCGAGGCGGTACATATGCTTACATGGTCTGCCCGTTCTGTAAAAATCCTCGCAAGAACAATTATCCAACGTAACTTCGTAGGTTTTTCCGCTGCTGCTCTTAATGCGGACTGACACAGATAAAGGACCGATAATTTCTGCATGCTCAGCTTGCGCGCGCATTAAACGGGAATTTGACTCAAGCTTTAGCTTCTGGCGGAAATCGAGAGAGACCAAAGAGCCTTGAAAAAGTCCGCTGTGCAGGACGTTGTTAACTCTATCCCAAACAATATCATCGGCTTTTGACTCCGCGGTTTTTTCGAGATTAAATGATTTATAATAATTAATCTCATCTTCCGCGTCCTGCAATTTTTTGCTTAAAACTGCAACCTGCTCCTCTGCCAACTGGGCCCTCCGGAAGTCTACGGAAGGGCCAATATATGGCGATGGCGTGATTTCGTATTTTTTCATCAAGCTTAGAATTTGCTGATACTGAGAATACCAAGACATATCAGGGAGCTCGGGATTGCATTTCGAGCAAGAATAACGGCTGGAATTATAAATAGTCCATGCATGAGCGGGCATTAACCCATATGATGAGCAATTCTTTTTCCTATGGTATGCTACACCGGTTGGAGAGTAATAAAATGTGAATCTATCCCCCCAACCCGAGGCGCCGATTTCTTTCGGATAACCATCGGGACCAATCACCACATCGCCAGGCATGCCGGAGAGCTCCTCAGGGCTTCTGTTATCGAACAGATATTCATAATAAGCCTTTTCAGTCAAAAATTGCTGATGTTCTTTTTCCTTTTTGAGGCGATCTTCACGCCGCCTCTTTTTCCATTCAACAATTCTTACAATAGCAATGCATAATACAATAAATGCTATGAGCGCAGCGACTATGGGATGCTTCATTTTCTGTAATCCGATAGCAAGATAATATTATCCTGCCTGCTGCTTGCGGGACGCTGTGGGGGAGTACTTACCGGAGGCGATCATATCGTCGGCATAGCCGAGGAGCTTATCGCGACCCTCCGCGTTGAGCTCGGCAAACAGCCGAAGAAGGCGCTTTTCTTCCACGGAGAGCTGCGGCGCGGAAGAGCCGCCCGCGGGTTCGCGCACATCGGTACGGCCGAGGAGATAATCGACCGAGACGTCAAAATAGTCGGCGATTTTAATTAAAGCATCGACTTTGGGGAAACTTCGACCGTTTTTCCAATCGGATATATTTCCTTGTGAAACAGATATGTTTTCAGATAGAGCCTGCTGCGTAACTTTCTTTTCTGACATGATTTCAAATAAACGAAATTTCATTAATTACACCACCTTGACTAAATAACGTAATTACGATATTATTAGATTAATAAACTACAGGAAGGAGCGGGCGGGGATGCAAACGCTAATTGACTGGATACCGGCCGAGGCCGGCTTATTAGCAGGAGCGCTCGTGTTCATTGCAATCATAGGAATGCTGGATACTGACGACATTTGGACCCGCAGAGCGCTTGTAGTGGCATACATATTAGCTCAGCTTATCAGTATTGCGCTTGCCGTTTCGCTCTGCGCCTATCTTATCCAGAACGGAGGATAGGTGGGTTTTAGCCGCATCTCTATCTCCGCCCCTGACAGCTGAATAGAGACTATCAATCAGCGGCACAAGAGCAGGTGAAGCATAGCCCCGATAGACCATAACTTTATCACAAGCGACACGCCACGGCTCGCCATTCTCAACGAGATAATGGGATACAGCAGCGACCATTTCATCAAAAACAGCGCTGCGCTTCAATTCGTCTTCACGCTGCCAACGCAAGCGAAGCTTGCGTATTTCTGATTTTGAAGTGAACCTTGCAACAAAAAAAGATAATAAGCCAGAAATCAAAACGGGAAGAAGATATTGTATTACAGACGTCAGCAACACAAAACACCTCACGAAAAGGAAGGAGCGGGCAGGGATGAAGGAAGCTGCGGCAGTGGTGACGAGGATGCTCACGACAGTCATATTTCTTATTTACGGGATAAAATGCATGGCATCAGCGAGCAAAGATTCCGCAGAAGAGAGGATTATCAATATTCAACAAGGGATCCTGATTATAGGCGCAATGCTCTGCGCTATCGGGGTCGGCCTATGAAAAAGCAAGAACAGGAGCCCAGCAGAACATCACGCATTCTGAGTATTCTTGCAATTATAATATCCTGCTTAAACATACTCATAAGGTTACTGATTATTAAAGGAGTTTAGTGGGCGTGATGGGGGATACCACAGAGAGGGCAGCCGGCGTCAGCGAATGTACTGCGAAACAAGACTGAAAAGAGCAATAATGACGGCAAGCAGGGACAGCCAGTTTGATTTAAACCAGGCATGGCGCGCCGCAGCACGGCGCAGCAGTTGAGTCTGCCTTTCATTCTCCGCAACTTCTTCCGCAGACGGGCCAAGGAATGCGCGGATATCCTCCGGTGTCCAATCCTCGTCAAGCAGAAGCTGCTCCTGCACAGAACGAGGGGCTTTAGCAATATCATTAACCGTGTCAGGCTCCAGCGCAGCAATGAGATATTCCAAATGCTCAGACATAATAATTCACCTCATACATAATTAGGCAGTTTCGCCAAATGGCGGGGCTGCTTTTTGTTTATGCCTATAAATATCTTTAATACGATATTTTTGAGTTGACAATAAACGTAATTACGATATATTATTACCATAGTAAAGCTATCGGGCGTGATGAGGGATGCCACCGCGTGGGCGCGGGAACATGGGCGGACGGCTGGGCCCGCCCATGCCCGCACTATTTTGTTTTGGCTTTGCGATTGGTTAGTGCGGAACCGGCAGCGCTTTTAGACGCTTTGCCGGTACGCCCGTCACGCAAAACCTTGCTTGCAGCGGAAGCCGCCTTAGCAGAAGTGCGGATTGTGTTCTTCGCCATGTCATTCACCTCCTTTCCGATGGAGCGGGAAGGCAGGCAAGGGCAAGCAAAGAGCGGGAGCGGTAACAGGGGCGATCCGCTCAGTGTGCTACCGCTGAGCGGGCCACCGCCAACATGTTTGCCATAATGCCGCTGCACCGCAAAAGAGCGGACGGAGTGTAGCACCTCCGCTTCTATAACGACATGCGCTGCTTAGCCGAGTGACGGCACCGGCAAAGAAAGAATCCGCCCCGTCGCCAGCGCACAAACGGGTAAGTCGGCCGCCTCGGATTTTTACGCTATTCCCAGCGATGTTGTCAGGTGGGCGAGCCCTGACGCGTTCCCGCCCGTTTTGGCGGTCGTTCCGGCTCAGCAGTCAGTTATGGTGCAGGGGCAAGATGGAAGAGTGCTTCATACGGCATTCCTCCTTTCTCACCCACAAGGGGGCATCTCTCATCATACCCGATAGCACAGAAATTGTCAATTAACAAGGTAATAAAAGGAAGGAGACAGAAACAGGCATGAACGGAGCGGCATTTAGAAGGCTGCGCGAGGCGAAGGGGCTGACTCAGGTTGAGGCCGCGCAGAGGCTGATGATAACCCAGCCGAGGCTTGCGCAGATAGAGGCGGACTACAAGGAGCCGAGCGTGGCGGTGGTAAGAATGGCGGCGGCGCTGTACGAATGCACGGCGGACGAGCTGATAGGCATTAAGTAAAGGAGGCGGCGAGATGCCGTACACAAGGCTTCAAAAGGCAAACGAGAGGAAAAAGCACTACGCGCTCGGTCTGCTCATCATAGGCACGGTGAAGGTGACGAACAGGGAGCGGCGCGAGCTTGCAAAGATGATGGGCTGCTCGGAATCGACCGTCTGGCGGAGGCTCAGCGAGCCTGGCACGCTGACGGTGGACGAGCTGACAGCACTTGGACGCGGGCTGCATATCCCGATTGAGGAGCTGCGCGCGGCTATCAGATATTAAGGAGGAAACGGCGTGATGAACAACGCGGTAAAGCTGATGAACGAATACGGCGCGATACTGGACAGAGCGGGCTACGCCGAGAGCATCATGCAGACGCACGAGCATTGCGCGCTCTGCGGCCGGAGCTGGGGCACGAAGCTGGACAGGCACGAGCCTTGGGGAGGCGCGAACCGCAAGAAGAGCAAGGAGCTCGGCATGTGGGTGACGCTCTGCCACTACGGCTGTCACGAGGGCCCGGGCAGCGTGCACGACGACGCCGAGAAGGCGCGGAAGCTCCGCAAGGACGCGCAGCGCGCGGCGATGCTCCGCTACGGCTGGAGCAGAGAGGAATTTATCCGGCGCTTCGGCAAGAGCGAGCTGAGCGAAGAGGAATGCGCGCGGACGTCGGCACGGTGGCGGAGGCCGTCAGGCGGGCTATAGAGTTCAGCCGCGCGGGCGGATTCCGGCTTGTCGAAGAGGCCGGCATGCCGTTTTGACCAATTTAAAAAGGAGATTTCAGATGGCTAAATATATAGACGTGGAGCCGATTCTCGAGACAACATGGAACATGGTAAATGCTATAGACGAGTACCGCCGAGCTGGCGGACCGGAACTGTACTACGAGAGAGTTAAAGAGTACGAGAAATATATATCCGCTCTTTCGATAGTGAATAGCCTGATTATGGACGAAGAGGCCAAGAAGGTGAAATATTTGGATGAGCTCATCAGGTGCACGGAAAAGTTTAGGCTGATGAACGAGGAGGCCTTAGAGGAGGCCTTAGAATTGTCGGACATGCCGTTTTAAGGAGAGGTTATGAAGCAGTTTTACATATTCGAGATCAAGCATCCTGAGTACGGCGAGACGAAGGTGATAGCCGAGGACAGGCTGCACGCGATAGTTGAGGCGGCGCACAAGTGGGGCGTTATCAAGTGGACGTACATTGCCCGCGACTGCGAGTGCGCGAGGCTCGGCCCCGCGCCGGAGAAGAAGCGCGCGCCGAAGCGCACGGAGAAAAAGGCCGAATAGGACGCGCCGGAGCGGAAATAGGCTAAAGAAGGGGGATGCCGGTACATATGACGCTACGTGAATTGAGACAGAAATTTGAGGGCAGCGGGGGCGAGCGGGTGCTCGAGCTCGTCGAGAGGGCGCTGGAGATATGGTCGCAGGACGCCGCGCTCGGCTACATGTTGGCCGCCGCAGAGCGGGAGGATATGGGCGATCAGGCCATAAGGCTGATGGTAAGTAACATGCTGGAGCTTATGGATATGATGATGCTGGAAGAGGCCGCGGAGGTCTATCGCCGGAGCGAGTATTAGGGAGGCAAAGAAATGACGACATTGCAGAGGGCGCTATGCGCCGCGGTTATATTGCTGCTGGCCGGCGCGGCGCTGGCGGCGTATGTCAGCCCGACCGGCTGGACGTGGCGGCAGGACAAGGCGCACGAGATAGCCGAGCTTGCCCGCGAGATAGGGCTTGCGGAGGACAATCCCATCATAGTTGAGGCATCGCGCATTTGGTGGGAGGAGCAGTACGCCGTCCCCGCGCGGTGGTGGACTGAGGAAGACCGCGACATAATCGCGAGGGTCATATACAACGAGGCGGGCTATGGCTGTACCGAACGGCACATGGAGCTGGTCGGGGCGGTGATAGTCAACCGCGTGGAGTCGCCGCTGTACCCCGACACGGTCTACGGCGTAGTCACTCAGGCAGGGCAGTACCACGCGAGCTACGCCGACGCGGGCAGCTACTACGGGCGCAGGGCGCGGGAGAGCGACAGGTGGGAATACTGCTGCGATCTGGCCGAGCGGGCGCTGAACGGCGAAGTTGACTGTCCCGATAACGTGCTGTATCAGGCAAACTTCCGGCAGGGCGCAGGTGTATATGAATATGGATATACAAGCTATTCGACGACATTCTTTTGTTATGGATAAGGAGAGCAAAAATGGCTGATAAAAAATACATCGAATGCGAGGCGGCGATTACCATTTTGGGGCGACTTCGCGATAATTGCTCCAATGATGATATGGCGTTCGCCCTAAATTGGGCGAGCCAAACTATTCAGAGTATTTCCGCCGCCGATGTGCGGCCTGTGCGGCACGGACGATTCTTAGGGACGGAGTACGACGGATATGCTGACGGCAATCCCGTGTATTACGAATGGCAGTGCAACGTGTGCGGTTGCATCTTTGAGGATGATGAGCCGACATACAACTTCTGCCCCAACTGCGGGGCGGATATGAGGGAGAGAAGCTGATGGAACTTAAACCTTGCCCGTTTTGCGGTTTTAGAAGATTGGCAATCGAAGAGAGCCATTGCGAGTATGAAGATGATTTTGGCGCTGTACATAGTTACACCATCAAAATAAAATGCCCATCATGCGGGGCAAGTGGTGGCGGTTACGGTACAAAACAGGATAGATTGGTCGAAGATGTAAAGGAAAAGGCCGCAGAAGCGTGGAACAGGAGGGCTAACGATGTATGACGAACTGGTAAAGCGATTGAGAAAATGCGCATTAGATATGGCAGAAGACTGCGTTGGATGTCCGTATCGGGGTGGTTATAAAGAAACCTGTTGCATGAACGGTTTAATTTTAAAAGCCGCCGATGCCATAGAGGAACTGAGCAAGCCCCGCTGGATTTCCGTTGCGGAGCGGTTTCCGGAACACGCTTTCGGTGAAGGCGATTCCGTCCTGACGTTAAGTTGCTTGGGAACTATGCGTGTGCTGTATTTTGACGGCGGGAATTGGTGTTATCCAACAGGAGAAGCCGTGAACACGGCCAGGAAGTTTCCAATCACCCATTGGATGCCGCTGCCGGAGCCGCCGAAGGAGGCAGACGCATGACAAACGATGAAATCATTAAGAGATTGGAAGCAATCGCAACGTGTGAGCTTGTCCTTGATGAACAGAAAATCGGGAAGATAACCAAACAGGCATTCGAGGCAATACAGGAAACGGCTATGCTTGCCATCTTCGCCCTAAAGCGTGACAGGTGGATAAGCGTGGAGGAGAGGATGCCGGAGAGCAGCACACGCGCTCTTGTAATGCGTTTTGACTATGTAACGAATACGCCGTTTTACGACTTGCTCTGGTTTGATAAGGACGAATGGTGGAATCGCCGTTTTTCAGGCGATTATGCGGTCACCCATTGGATGCCGCTGCCGGAGCCGCCGAAGGAGGAATGAGCATGAATAAAAGCCATATACACCACGAATATTGTCCAATATGTGAGTATGAAATTCAATGCTGTCAGTGTATTTTTTCAGGGAGCGCACATCCTGACAGACACAGGCGTGTGAGGATTGTTAAAGACCATCTTGAACTGCTGTCGCCAAAGCAGGTTGCCCATCTTATTGCACTGGAAGATTATTGGAATACGAGCTATGGCAATTCGGAAGATGAGACTGAGTTTGAAAAGCTGAAAGCGTTCTTATCGAAGGAGGAATGAGCATGGGTGTGTATATCAAGGGCATGGAGATGCCGAAAAGCTGTTGGGATTGTGAGGTCGGCGGTGCGAAACAGATGGATAACGCTACCTGTCCGTTTTGCTCGATGGAGTATTGGGAACAAGATAACTATCGAGACAAAATCGCAGACGGTTGCCCTCTCGTCCCCGTCCCGCCACATGGGAGGCTGATTGATGTGGATGCGCTGATTGCTCGCCACGAATTTGAGGCCCATCATCATACTGTGTGTGACGAGTTTGACAAAGGGAGACTCGCTGGCTGGAATGATGTGATTAGAGCCATCCGAGGGTATGTCCCCACTATCATTGAGGCAGAGGAGGGCGAGTGATGATAGAGGTATATTTTAGAGGTAAAAACGTTTTTAATAACGAATGGCTTTTCGGAGCATATTCATCAGTTTACGGCGGCAAGCCGATAATCATAACCGACTGCGATATGGAAGATGATTGTTCAGTAGATTTTGAATATGAGCATGTACAGCCCGATACTGTAGGACAATACACCGGCATAAAAGATGTAAATAACAAGCGGATTTTCGAGGGCGATATAGTTGTTAATAGTTTTCCAACATCACTTTCAAACAAACCTCATGTTATTGAGTGGAGAGACGGTAGATTCACATACATTTCTGACCGTCTATCATCAGGCGGATTAAGACCAGTTAAAATTATAGGTAATATTTATGATGACCCTGAATTGTTAAAGGAGAACGAGTAATTGAAGGTCGAAAAAGGAAAAATCGTTGAGGCGAGTGAAGCAGAACTTTTTGTATTTTATCTCAGCCGAGGCTGGGACGACATCATGAGCTTTACCGAGTTTCTACGCCGGTGCAGAGCGGCGGGCACAACGGTTAAGGAGGAATCGGCATGACAAAAGAGATAATCGGCATGAGCGAAACAGAGGCAGAGAAGTACATAGGGCAGATCCGCGAGAAGGTGCGGCCGAAGGAGCTGAAGCGGATAAAGATAGAAGCCGACGGCGACTGGGTCAACATATGGTACGAAACCGCGAGCCTGCCCTTTGAGCGGATACGCCGGATAACCGGCTACCTCGTCGGCACGACGGAGCGCTGGAACGACGCCAAGCGCGCGGAGCTTGGCGACCGCGTGAAGCACGGGGAGGGCGAGGTTGAGCATGCTGAAAGTGACGATTGAGCTTGACTGCCCTCTCGGCGACGCGCTCGGGGCGAAGGAGCAGATTGCCATGGAGCTGGAAAAGCTCGGCGGCGTGCGCGTCGTGTCGGTTGAGGAGATAAGGCCGGCGCAGATGAGGATTGGAGGCGGAAGCCATGTTTGAGACAGACACCGGAGCGGGCGAGAAGATAGCCCGCCTCGCGGGGCTGGTTGCCGAAGCGAATGAGCGGCGCCGCGGGAAGTACATATATACGTTTGAGTATTACGGCGGCCGCTGGATCTGGGTCAAGCGGCGCGGCTATGTCATCGCCGTCGTGCTCGACGCGGACGTTGTAAGGCGCGACACGCGGACGACGGCGGCAGGGCTCGACGCCGCGATTGCGGCCATGGAAAGGGAGCTGCGAGCATGAGTAAGCCGCCAAAGACGGTGCGCGTGAACGGGCGCGAATATACGATGCAGGAGATAGCCGAGGTGAGCGGTCTGAGCATCAAGTCAGTATATCGCCGCGTCCGTAAGGGCGTGCGCGGCGAGGCGCTCTTTCAGCGGGGCTCGCCGCGCGGGATAGTCATCCGCTTCGAGGGCAGGGACTACACGCCGAAGGAGGCCGCACAGCTCGCGGGAGCCTCGGAGCAGACGATTCGCGCGAGGATAAAGGCGGGGCTGAGTCCCGCCGAGATAATGCTGCCTCCGAAAACTCGGACAGGCCCGCGCGGCAGCAGGCTGGACGAAAAGCTCATAGCCGCCGAGCACAGGCGGCTGAGGGAGGCCGCCATCAAGGCGGGGGAGCACTGCAAGGGCTGCGGCTACTACCTGCCCTTCGCGCATGATAAGCGGGTGCGCGCCTGCCACTACTGCTATATCACCGGCCACGGGCGCGGCGAGAAGGTCGGCGACGGGTACATCCTGCCCGCAGCCGAGGACTGCCCGCATCACACGGGGCGCGACCAGAAAGAGAAAAGCGCGGAGCACTAAGCTCCGCGCTGCGGTGGGTTCAGACGTCGATGCCCTCGCTGCGGCATTCGCCGTCGAGATAGGTCTTGATGATTGAGGCCAGCGACTGGCCGCGCTTCTGGGCGAGCTCTCGATAGGCGCCGGAGCAGCCCTTCTTGACGCGGATTGAGAACTTGATGACTTCGGTGTTTTCCGTGTGCCACCGCGCGGTCGCGGCAGCGTTGCGAGCCTTGGCCTCAGGGCTCACGTTTGCTCCTTTTCTTGGCATGGTCGACCTCCTGTTGTCATCTGAACTCGTAACCGAGAATTTCACAATCGCCGTACTCGTCCGGCGCGCTGTACTGCGGGAAGAGCCTCAGCCCGTCCGCGTCGTAGTATTCGCCGTTCCAATCGTCTGCGCCGTATTCGCTGAACCACTCGCCGAGCGCGTTCACGTCGTCCTGCGTCGCCTCTGCCGCAATCGCGGCGGCACGTAATTCTTTATAGTCATATCTGCTCATGATAGCTCCTCCTATGAATTAGAGTTAAATTCCTTTGATGTTTTTAATATACCATACCAAGAACAAATTGTCAAGCGTTTTTTTGAAAAAAAGTAAAAATTTTTTAAACGGCTGAGACGGGGCGGCCGGAGCTCGGCGGCACGGTCTGAACCTTTTAAACCGGATAGGCTATCGCGCTTCCAACGCGTTGACGCGCGTTGGACAGGCGACATACATATATAAAACGCGCGTGCGCGCGTTCATTCTCTGGCTCGGTAAGGGCGGGATTTACGCCCACGGGGGGAAGATATGACAGACGAGTGGTACATAAGGGAATATCGATGCAGCAACGGTGTCTGTGTCAAAACGAAGTTTCCGGCGAACGGGGACGCGGCGCCGAGAGCCGGCACCAAGAGCTTTGAGCGAGACGAGCGCCGTGCGGAAAAGGGCGCGACTGAGGCAAGACATGACATGGCGCTGATCGCCAACGAGAACTTTGCCGCCGGACGCGACTGCTATCTCGGCCTCGACTACTCCGACGCGGCGCTGGAGGAGCTTGTCATGCACGCGGGCACGGATGAGAGGGACGAGCTGTACCTTGCCGCGAAGAAGTGGTGCTTAAAAAATTATCTGAAGCGCTGCCGTCGAGCCTGCGCCGCGGCAGGCGTGGAGCTCAAATACCTCGCCGTCACCAGCGACATGGACGGGCGGACGGGCGAGGCCGTGCGCGTGCATCATCACATGATTGTCAACCGCGAGGCCGCGGAGATCTGCCGCTCAAAGTGGTATGCCGGAGGCGCGCGGCTCTCGACGCTCTACGCCGCGCACCACGGCGATCTGACGGAGCTGGTAGAGTACATGATAAATCAAGTGCGCTACTTTCCCGACGAAAAGCGCTACAGCCCTTCGCGCAATCTGCGCAGGCCGTGGGTCAGCCCGCCGCGCAGGTCGCGCAATCCCATGGCCGAGCTGCAGGTGCCGCGCGGCTGCGTGCTCATCCATCGGTACGAGGGACACGCCGGCAGGCCGCAGCGGGTGAGGTACTGGCGGCCGCCGAGAGAATAGAGGGAGGAAATCGGAGAGCGGAGCGGGTGATAGTTTTTGAGATACTTTAAACGCCTGAAGAGCGTGGAAAAGTCAACAGAGGAGCAGGGCTATATCTACTACTGCTGCCGCACTTATTCGCGGCGCGAAAAACGGGTGCAGCAGAAAATTGACAGGCTCTGCGATTTAGCGGCGGGGGAGTACGCCGCCGCTTTGCGTGAGTTTCTTTTGACAGACGCGGATTGGATCTACATCTGTCAAAAGCATCACATCTCAGAATCGACGCTTGACAGAATAAGGCGGCGATTCTATGAGCTATGGTAAGCGCTTCCCGAGATGGGGAAGCGCTTTTTTTCGTGCCGAAAAGTTGACGGATTCTCACGCCCTCGCGTTGTTAACATAAGTGCGAAAACTGGGAGAGGAGGCGCCGGCATGGCGGACAAAAGCGAGCGGCAGGAGCTGATTGCCGAGATTGAGGGGCTTGAAAAGCGGCTCGGCGGGCGGCAGCTCAGGTTTGTCGCCGCACTGGAGCGAGGCTTGACGCTGACACAGGCAGCGGCGGAGGCGGGATACAGCGAGCGAAGCGCACGCTCGCAGGGCTCACGGCTGATGAAAAATGACGACATCGCCGCGCTCAGGCGCGCCCGCGCGCGTTTGGCATATCTTGACTCCGGAGTGAGCAGAGAGAAACTGATTTGCGAGCTTTTGGAGATAAAAGACCGCTGTATGAAGGAGACGCCGCATCTCGTCTGGGACAGCGATTCCCGCGAATGGGTGCCGGACGGGACATGGATGTTTGATTCCAACGGCGCCGTCAAGGCCATCAAGCAGATTGCGGAGCTGGAGCAGCTCACGAAAATGAACATCAAGGCCGAGCTGAGCGGGGCGGTGGCGACGCCGCAGCTCTCGCCCGACGAGGCGCGCGAGCTGCTGGAGGAGATAGCGCGGGAGTTCGCCGGTGGAGATAAGCAGTAGGCATCTCGCGGCGGCGGCATGGTACCGCGATTTCGCGGCGAGGAACAATGAGACCTTCCTGCCGCTCATCTTCGACAGGCACCGGTATCTCGTGCTCAAGGGCGGCGGCGGCAGCGGCAAGAGCATATTTGCGGGAGAAAAGGTGCTGGCAAGGGCGACGACGGAGGCGGGACACAGGATACTCGTCTGCCGAAAGGTCGCGAGGACGCTGCGTGAGAGCTGCTTCGAGCAGCTTCGGGGGCAGATATCGGAGCTGTACCCGCACGCCGGAGCGTCGGTGAATAAAAGCGACATGGCAATCAGCTTCGCAAACGGCAGCAAGATTATCTTTGCCGGCCTCGACGACGTTGAAAAGCTCAAATCCATCTACGATATAACGATGATTTGGATAGAGGAGGCCAGCGAGATCCTTGAGTCGGACTTCAACCAGCTCGACATAAGGCTCAGGACGGAGACGCCGTACTACAAACAGATTATTCTGACCTTCAACCCCATAAGCGTGACGCATTGGCTCAAAAAGCGCTTTTTCGATTTTGACATAGCAGACCCCGCCGAGCGGGAAAAGGCGATGGCACGGACGCGGGTGCACGAGAGCACCTATAAGGACAACCGCTTCCTGCCTGCGGAGTCGCGCGAGACGCTCGAGGCCTTCAGGTACACCGACGAATACTACTACATGGTCTACTGCCTCGGCATGTGGGGCGTGACCGGAAAAAGCGTGTTTGACGGCAAGGCCCTCTCGCGCAGGCTGCAGGACGATATTCGCCCGTGCAGGATCGGGTATTTCGATTTCGTTGACGACGGCCTGACGATCACGGGCGCGGACTGGGTCGATGACGCCCAAGGCGGCTTTATCCGGATCTATGCGGAACCGGAGGCGGGCGTGCCCTATGTCATCGGCGGCGATACCAGCGGCGAGGGCAG